CGGTACTTCGATTCCGTCTACGATAATATTTTTCTTGATAGCCATACTGTACCTCCATTATGATGTTGTTTTGGCAGGTGCTTTAGCGGTTGTAAATGTCGGGATATAGACAGATTTGTACCAGTTATCATAAACCGTCTTGTCCGTTGCCTCGCAGCTTTTTGACTTTACAAGCCCGTTTTCGAGAGCCGAAGCGGTCAGCGACAGGGACTCCGTCTTTACTTCTTTGCTGTCCTCAGTAGTTGCAGATTCCGTTGCAGGACGTGCCACAGAACAACGATACATCACATGGCGAATCTTATGGCGATCTCCTTCAAACTCGAAAAACAACGCAAACTCGGCAACTTCCGCATCGTTGCTTTCCACGAGAACGCCCTTGCTGTCAAGTTTTTGCCCCAGAATTTCCGTTGCAAAATCAGTAGTAACAAGGGCAATCTCCAAATCCCCCTCATATCCGGAATTGTTGTTGCACATATAATACACGCAGTTATCGGCGTAAAAGGGCTCATTTTCGCCGCTTGCGTCAATACTGAGCGATACAGCGCCGGGCAGCCTGACCGGTGCAGCATATACAGGCATTCCATTCTCATCATAGGACAAAATCTTCGCCCAATGCACTCTGTTCAGACCAAATTTGACCTTATTTTTTTCCATAGCTCAAACCTCCATTTCGTATAACACTTCATACATCTCTTCAGATGCGATCCATGTTTCGGTTTTGTTGTAAAAAATGTGATGATGCCGCAGAACAGCCTCAATTTCCGCCTCTGTTTCGGGAGATTTTTCATCGGTGTAAAGCTCAATATCCAGCTTTTTGAAGCTGTGATACATCCGATTATCCGCCGAAAATGTATGCTCACCCGGAGACAGAAAAATCAGAAACGGCGGCTTCGGAGATTCGCCCTCGGCAAAATGGTGATATGCGAAGGGCAGTCCCATCTCCAGCATCATTTCGTTGATTTCTTCGTAACTCATGACAACTCCTTCTCAATAAGTGATTCCAATAAATCCGCACCGTTTTCTTCGGCAGGAGCAATATGCGGCTTTCCTGCAACACGACCTCCGCCTCGTTTGGATAGTGATAGGTAATTCTTTGATGTAATCTCCGAATTTTGTCGGCTAGGTCAGAAGAATTACTTCCTCTTTCCCGCCTAAGAACCGTACGTGTCTCTTTCAAGACATACGGCTCAAGCATACATTTATCTGAAATTTAGCTTCTAATAGATTTGATGTAGTCATTTATCTGCTCATCTGTTGGCAATTCATCTTTTGCTGGAAACTTTCGATGGTATTCTGTATGGCAAGCGATGTGTACCAACCAAAGATTTTTGTACTCGCCTGTACCACCATGACATTTTGGTATTCTATGATGTGTTTCACAGTTTTTATTTGAATCAGCTAAACTCATGCCGCATAAAGGACAGATATATTTTTGTTTCTTTGCCAATTTACGTCTGTATGTCACGTTATTTCTATCAAACTCTTTAATATCCCTTTTTCTGAAATATTCTTTGAGTTTTTTATTGAAAGGACTATAGTTATATTTAACCATTGCGTGTCTCACTATTGGCGTCCATGCCATTTTTAACATCTGGATTTCCGTTTCTGGATCGGTTAATATCCATCTGCTTTTGCTCTGTCCCGCCTTGTCTGGTCTAAAATATTGTTTCTTAATCCATTTCCAATTCTTTTTTGGATGGAGTTTTTTTAAGAAACGAACTGTTCTGTTCCAGATATAGTTATCAATATCAGTGTATACTTCCTTTGAAACTACGCTTGACCAATAATTCGCCGTTCCAATAATAATTGGATTTATTCTGCGAATAAGTTGTTTCACGTTATTACCTTTCATTTGAACGAATATATCTTTGATTTTAGATTTGCACTTTTTAACGCTTTCATCTGAGGGTTTACACAACAATTTTGAACCATGTTGTGTCTCATATCGTCTAATGTTAAATCCCAGGAAATCAAAACCGTCCCATATATTTGTGATTTTCGTCTTTTCCAACTGTAATTCAAGACCTCTTCTGGTAAGATAATTTTTAAGCAGACTGTAGATTTTATCTGCATCCTCCTTTTTTTCACACATGATAACGAAGTCATCTGCATATCTTGCCATTGTATAAGTAGTTTGATTTTCCCATCCATATAACGGTTTTCCGTTTCTGGTGTCATGCGATATTTTATAATATTTAATCCCCAGTGTTTCTTCCATTCCATGTAATGCGATGTTTGCTAACAGTGGTGAAATAATTCCTCCCTGTGGAGTACCATCTTCTGTAACATTGAACACTTTATTATCTATAAAACCCGCCTTGAGCCATTTCCAAATCAGTTTTGATGCAGGAAAGCCCCTGACCTGATCCATAATATATTCATGATCGAGATGGTCAAAACATCCTTTGAAATCTCCCTCAAAAATCCACTGTTTTTTACCTGGTGCCAGACTTGTGTATATTCTTTCAATGGCATCCAGTGCATTACGTTTTGGACGGAATCCATATGAAGTAGCTTCAAATCTTGCTTCCCATTGTGGTTCAAGTGCATTCTTGACGATGTTTTGGTATATTCTGTCCTTAATGGTTGGTATACCTAATGGTCTGAGTTTTCCGTTTTTCTTTGTGATATAGGTTCTATATGCTGGTTTAGGTTTGTGCAGTTTCAATTTTTCTTCTCTCATCACCGTATACAATTTTAATCTTTCTTTAGGTGTGAGAGCAAGATATCCATCTACTCCTGCTGTTCTCTTCCCAGTATTGACCTGTGTTACTCTTCTGATAGAAATTAGTAAATTGGCTTTTGAATTAAGAAGCATTCTTTGGAGTTCACGCACTTTACGTTTATCTCCGTCAATTTCAGCTTGATATATACGCTGTTGTAATTTAACAACATATTCATCGAGTTGTTTCCAAGGTATTTGGTTCCAGTCGATATAGTCGGGTACTGTGGACTCGTCAAGAGCATTCATCATCAAATACCGCCTTTCCTTTAAATTACTTTTCGTTTTATTTTCAAGTTGTACACCAGTCGGAAGTCAGCACATTTTCGTGTTATGCCATAGGCATTATCCGGCGGATTATTCGCTTTCTCCTGTTCTTTCAAACTGCCGGCATTCGCTTTTTCCAACATCCTATGCCCACTGAGGAATTGGGTCTTTTTTGCAATTGACTTACCATTTACATGGACCTCATTGGGTTTACCAAGTTCAGCTTGTATTAGATATGATTAGGTTAGGTTTCTCCTATACGCCGATGAACAAATCGGGTTATCTGCTAGATATTCGGGGGAACATCCTTCCGTGTCTCATAAAATGCAGGCATACATATCCCATCCCACACCTGCGCTGACGACGTTTTATCAGAGATTCATTTTCATTAACCGTACTAATCTTTCCCTTGCCTGCTTCATCATGGATACTAGAATCCGCTTCGGCTTTACCTCATGCAACCTACCCCAAAATTACTTCTGACGCAGTTTCGGTTGGGAATACCCTTGATAACTAGGGTAGCAATTTACTGCACTAATATCTGGGCGATCAAGCTGCTTCTTGTCGCCCCCCACTCCACACCGTGCATGCGGCTTTCACCGCACACGGCGTTCCATCGTTAGTAAAACTTCTGAATCTATGACAATCTACCGTTTTGAAAAAGCATCATTTTCAAGTTTATATAGTTTCAAGGCCAGATTTTTTACGCAGAACATTGACTTTATCAATCTGATCATCATTCAGATTACAGATTAGCAAATATTGTTTAATGGCTCTTGAGTCTACAGCGGTAATCAGGTTATAGACGTTCTCGCATATCAGGATAAGATTAGCGTACCTGTCACGCCCATATCTGAGATATGGGTTTATGTGATGGCAATAGATGTCCTGCAATCCTTGAAATTCTTTGCCAGTGACAGCACATTTTCCCCATTGTGCTGAGAATAGAGAAATACGGTTGTCCGCATATTCTATGCTTGCGTTCATGGGTGGATTTCTCATCAGCATAAGCATCAAGTCAGTATTGATTCTCAGATTATCATGCAAACCAACTCTGCCTTCCACCGAAAAGCTGTTGATATTCCTGTTGTTCTGCCTTGGCGTACGGAATTGAGTGTAGCCTATCGGATAGATTGGTTCGTCTACTCCAGCCACATAACGCAGCTGTTGGGACTTCCCATATCTTTTCTGTTCCGTTTTAGTCAACGCTCTCCCAGTTTTAACAAGGCGGCTTGAACGTTGTTCCTTTAACCTGTTAGTAAAGACCGTCATTACAGCCCGATTCAGTTCCCTGCAATCTATGATGATATCCGTTGCAATGCTGTAATAGTTCTGCATTCCCATGACCATGCTGTTATACAGTGTAATCTCGCTGTACTCATTACGACCTTTTCTTGGGTGTGCAACGTATTTAGCCTGTTCGGTCAAGTTCTGCTTCTTCCTTTGCTTTTGTTTGTCGGCAATGCGCGATTTCACCACGTATTTCTTGCCTTTTTGGTGTAGCTTGATTTTGAATCCCAGAAAATCAGAGTATCTGTGTTTTACATTAACAATCCTTGTTTTCTCTGGCGAGACTTCCAGCTTCAGCCCGTCGGACAGCCATTGCGTAACTGCAATCATTGTCCGTTTGGCATCCTCTTTTGTCCGACAGAGAATTCTGAAATCATCGGCGTATCGCACAATATACATTTCTTTCAGGTTAGTGTTCCGCATAGCCCTGTACCCTGTGCTTTTAATGCGCGTTCCTGACTTGTTGAATCCACCGCTATATTTGTAGATTACCGGATTTTCAAGCCATTGACTGTCAATCCAGTGGTCAAGTTCGTTCAGGACTATATTTGCAAGCAAGGGTGAAATTATGCCGCCTTGCGGTGTTCCCTTATCAGGTCGCACCACAGACCCGTCAGGCATTTTAATTGGTGCCGTCAGTATGCGTTTCACTATGCCTATTAGTCTTGTATCTCTGATTCCCAAAGACCATATCTGCTTAATCAGCTTGCTGTGATTTACGTTGTCAAAGAAACCTTTGATATCAAACTCTATCACATAGTTCAGGTGTCCTATATTCAGCCTGTAGTAGGTTGCCGCTATGGCATTTTCAACAGACCTGTTTGGGCGAAACCCATAGCTGTTTTCGCTGAATTTTGCTTCGCAGATAGGCTCCATGACCTGCTTGATACATTGCTGTATCAGTCTATCCCAGATACACGGTATTCCGAGCGGTCTGGTTTTAGTTGGGTCATAAGGCTTCGGTATTTCTTTTCTTCGTACCGGCTTTGGCCTATACCCATGCTTGCTTCCCGTCAGTATAAATCTGACCTTTGACACCACTTCATCAGCAGTTAACGTGCTGATGTCAAAAATGTTCAGTTTGTCAGTACCAGCCGTTCTACTTCCTGTATTGGACTTCATATTCCTGTATGCCAGCAGGATATTTTCTCTGCTGAGTACAATGTCCATCAGGTCATCAAAAACATCCCCGTTTTTACTTCTTGCATACAGGCTGTCAAAAGTTTCCTGCATTCCATAATATTCAGCATATCTTATACTATCGACAGAAAGCTGTTTACTGGTTACATTTGCTTTTTCATTTGGCATAAGGCATCACCTCCATTTCTGGGGCGACACTTTTTGTCTTACCCGAATCCTCATACGATTGTATGATTCAACGGTTTTACTAACGACTTGAGGCCATTCCTCCGCTCTCATTACAAGAGCCTCAATGGTTCGACCTCTACTTTTCAGCATCAGTACATCTGCTTATTGTGAGGCATGAATGCCCGTTTTCGTCAGATTACCTTGATTACAAGGCCTGATACCTTTTCTCGTTCCGATAATCCTATCTGTGCATATACCCTTAGGTTCCCACTATGAGCCTGTCAGCTTAAATACGCCTGTAACGCATTACGGCCTTTCATATCGCAGATTCTTACTCAACCGCTGCTGACCACGAATTAACGTGCCTGCACATTTGTATGCAGTCCACTTATAGACCCGTACATTCGCAGGTTCGTCAGTCTCCCATTTTGAGACATTCTAACCATAGGTATTTTATAGACCCCCGACCTATAGGCAACACCATCCACCTCTGGACAGCTTTCGGGATGTTAGACGCATCCTACGGTTGCTCTCAGCCGACTTCACCGAGCTTCACACGTCTTGACTTTCGCCATGTGGCGCATGTCGGAGTTTAGGGCGGCGTTTCAGGGCGTTACTCCATCATTCCACCTGTCAGATTATCAGTTCTCCTAATAATCAAACGGTTCTCGTTCTTTTATTAGTGCCTAACCTTTTCAGTTAGGAACGGGTCGCACCGGCAAAATGGTGGTATGCGAAGGGCAGTCCCATTTCAAGCATCATTTCATTGATTTCTTCATAATTCATGACAGTTCCTTTTCGATGAGCGATTCCAATAAATCTGCTCCGTTTTCCTCGGCTGGAGCAATATGCGGCTTGCCTGCAACACGACCGCCGCCACGCTTAGCGTGCCCGTGTTCTAACAAGTGCGCAATCTGATAGCGGTCTTTGGAATGAACTGTGATTTCAAGAGAATGACTGTTTTCCTTGACTTTTTTAGTTGTCCAGCTTTTCGCATATTTCCCTGTGCGTTTCGGAGCATTTGCGGAAATCTCATTTTTAACAGATGTGGCAGTCTTGCGGACTGCTTTTTTCATAGCCGTATCCGCAAGGTCTGCGTATTCCTGTAAGCCTTTCATAATTTCATCAGTCATATCGTCAATACTGGTCATCCTGCACACCAGCTTTCCTTGCTTTTGCAATAATTTTTAGATAATCACGATATTCAAAATTCGGCGATATTCCGATAATGTCATACAGAATACCACGAAAAGAAATGCGGTTTGCAGTTGTAGAAATCCCCATTGTCATATTATTTTGCCGAATCATAAACTGCAAGGTCTGCACTTCTTTTGTTGTGCCGTTATCGGAATTTTCAGCCGAGTTTTTCACTGAAACAGAAGCCCAGCAGGAGAATAATTCCTCCCACTGAGCTTTGTGATTTCCAATTTTATCGACACGTGTCGATTGCACTAAAATCGTGATACGCTGATTTAATTTCCCGATTTCCACTAAATCACTCCCTCACGCTGTGCAAATAAAATGGAACGCAGAGTAAGAGTCAGCTTGTGAAAATCCGCAGTATTTCGATTTTCATATAGGTAGGAAACAGTGTACATAATAGCCTGACGTGAGGTTTCCTCATTCTCTGCAAGCTGTTTTTCGTCCATGCGTCCTACATCCATGACAAGCCGCTGCGCCGTTTCCATGAGTGTGAGAATGAGCTTGTCATCCTCACAGTTGTCAACACGAAGATAATTTTTCGCTTCAGTTAATGTAATCATCAATTAAGCCTTTGCAGTGGAAGTGCCCTTGATCGTGAGTGTTTTCACTGCTTCGGGAAGAATCAGCTTTCCATCCACACGCTGCGAAGCAAGGAATCCGATTTGTCCGTTCATGGCGAACAGTTCGTTGAGTCGTTTAAGACTTCTGCCCTGCCTGTCAGCGATCCAATAGTACGACATATCACCAAAAGCGACAGCTTTGTTTCCTGCGTCTGGAGTTGGTGCGTAAACGGAAGTAACATATGGACGGTTCAGAATCGTATCGGGAACACCTGCTGAAATTGCGGGCTGCCAAATATACTGCCCGTTGCTGTCCTTGATTTTACGGAGCATTTTCAATGTCTGTTCATTCAGAAGCCATACTGCTTTCTTGCGATACGGCGACTTTACGGAGTAGAAAAGTTCAAGCATATCGTCAAAAGTAATGCTTGCCGCAGCAGTCGTGGCACCGTTCTGCGCACCTCCAACGGCAGCGAAAATGCCAGTCGGTTTGCCCTTTCCGTCACCGACAAGAAATGCTTCTTCTTCTTTTGCACCGATTCTGCGTCCGAATTCCTTTGCAATATATGAAGGAAGATCGAACACACTGTCATTGAGGAGTTCCTCTGAAATTTTGATAGCCGTGCCAACTTTGTATGCTGACAAGTTAAGCTGACCAAAAGTATCATCGGAAAGGGTATAAGCTTCTTCCTATAGTGATAGGTAATCCTTTGAAATAATCTCCGGATTTTCCCCCACTTCACACCGTGCATGCGGCTTTCACCGCACACGGCGTTCCATCAATACTACAATTTCATTAGATTAGCATTTATTTCCAAGCTACAGAAACTTAAATCGCAGGATTTCCTGCTATAATTCTTAATTTGTTGAGCTTTTTCAGTTGAGATTTATTTAGATTGAGTTTGTTCAGATATGCATTGATTATCTCTTGCTTTGATGCGTGAATCAGCTTGTGAACATCTTCACTCACTATGACAAGATTTTGATATTCATCTGTACCGCCTTGTGAGACAGGCTTTTTGTGGTGACAGTGAATTTCATCTACCCACAGTATTTCACCTGTTACAGCACATTTTCCATATTGAGCAGCATACAATGAGATTCTGTTGTCCATGTATTCTATACTTCTGCCATGAAGATTAAATTTTGACAGCAGGTGCATAGTCTGAACAACATTGTCATCAAATTTCAGACTTCTGTGAATTTCTTCTCTGCCCTCGGGGGTGTACTTGCATACCTTAAACTTTTTGCATATGGGTTTCTTATTTCTGATATACCCAAATGGAACAATAGGTGTATTTCCTATGAACCTTAACATTTGACTACAACCGTAATGTTTTTGAATATATTCAGACTCAATCTTTCCGTTTTCTCGCAGTTGATGCCGCAGACGATTGAAAATCACTTTTCGGATGCTGTCATATATTTGGTGACAATCTTCCGATACAAGTGTAGCAATGCGATAATAATTGTGAATCCCAAACACCATAGTATTATAGTGTCTGACTTGGATTTCACGCTCATTTCCCGTTCCACTGTGTTCAATTTTGATAATCTGTTCTTTCAGCTTTCGGGTAACTCGCTTTACCGATTTATTGCTCATATGTGATGTGACCACATATTTGTCTGCTTTCTTCAAGGCTTTTATTTTGAAACCGAGAAATTCGGAATAGTTCTTTTTCAGATTTACAACCTTTGATTTTTCCTCGCTTATTTCAAGCTTCAGACGTTCTTTAAGCCATTTTTTAACAGCTATGAAGATTTTATCTGCATCGCTTCTTTTACGGCAAAATATTTTGAAATCGTCTGCATATCTTACGATATACATTTCTTTCAGGTTACTTTTTTTCAGTACCCTGAACCTGTTTGAAGATGTGACGTTTCCGTTTGACCGTATACGAGGTTGATAATAATGGTGTGTTGGGATTGTTTCCCACTGACTGCTTATCCACCAGTCCAGTTCATTCAGAACAATATTGGCAAGCAAAGGCGATAAAATCCCACCTTGTGGTATGCCTTTGGTTGGGTACCGCTTTGTTCCGTCTGGCAGAACAATTGGTGCTTTCAGCATCTGCTTAATCACACATATGAGCTTTTTGTCTCTGATTCCCATAGCCCATATTTGCCGTATCAGCTTTGAATGATTTACATTGTCAAAAAATCCTTTGATGTCAATATCCACAACAAAGTGCAGATGTTGTATCTGTATCATTCTGTAGCACTGTGCAACTGCGTGTTCTGCTGACCTGTTCGGGCGAAAGCCATTATTGCGTTCATGAAATTTTGCTTCACAAATCGGCTCTAAAACCTGTAGAATACATTGCTGTACAAGGCGGTCTATAATCGTCGGTATACCTAATGGTCTGATACCGCCGTTTTCTTTCAGAATTTCTTTTCGTCTGACAGGTTTGGGTTTGTAAAATCTGAATTTTTCTTGAATCATCTCAACTAATTGTTCAGCGGATAACTTTTCAATGTCTTTGATTGTTTTTCCGTCGATTCCGCTTGTAATACTTCCTGCATTTCGCTTGATATTTCTGTACGCAAGCTTGATATTTTCCTCACTGTAGATAAGTTCAATGAGATTGGTGAAAAGCTCACCTTGCTTACTTTTTGCATACAGGTTATCAAAGCAATTCTGCAAGTCGTAATATTCAAGATGTCGCAGTTTCTTTTGCTTTGTCATAGGCAACACTCCTTTCGGACTGTTTTTCTCGGATTACTCCTAAATCATACTCGAAGCTATGAATTTCATGCCTATAACTAATTTTGTAGTATTGACTTGTGGCTGTCCCTCCGTTTCCCATTACAGGAAACATCATCAGTAATGCCACTACTTTACCCACGATTAAAGCAGCTTATTGTTCTTCGTCTGCACCGCTTTAGACGTATCGTAGGTTACTGCGTTCCGATAATCGTATCTTTACATATATACTTAGGTGCTTGCTATGAGCCTGACAACTGGACAATGCCTGTAACATTGTAAGGTATTTCGTATGGAAGATTTCTACTTTACCTCGTTGCCGCTTCACTTGGGAAGCAACTACATTTCTATAGCTTATGGATTTAGACCCGTACATTCGCAAGTTCGTCAGATATTTCTATCATTCTCACCATATACATTTTGTAGACCCCCGACCTATAGGATACACCATCCACCTCTGGACAGCTTTCGTTCTGTTTACACAGGTTACGGTATCTCTCAGCCGACTTCACCGAGCTTCTGACATAATCAGTTTCCCAATTATGCCAGTCGGAGTATCAGGGAAAGCGTTTCAGGACGTTACTCCCTCATTCCACTTTTCAGATTATCAGTTCTCCTAATAAGAACTTTGCGTTCTTTTATTAGTGCCTAATCTTTTCAATTAGGAACGCATCGCACCCTCCATCCAGACAGCTTCGCCTTTCTGCGTAATAATGGGAATTTTTCTGTCGCCGCTTGATGTCTGAATCTTCGTTGCAAGAGGGCGAAAAACGTTTTCTTCCTCCAGAGATTCGATGAGCTTTTTCTCAAACTCGTCCGGACATAAAAAGCCACCCTCGCTGTCCTCGCCAATTTGTAAATCGTTGCGAACATCAACCCAATTGCGGTTTCTAACATTATTCCAGAATGCTTTACTGTACTCTGCAGAAGCTCTGCCGGACTTTTCGGATTCAACAGAATGTCCTCCGGGGACGGACACAATGGGCGTGGAAGTCGGTGCGTTCATCTCGGCATTCAGCTTTTCCTGACGCTCCAGACGATCGATTTCCTTGCCGTAAGCTATGATCTGAGCTTCCATTGCATCATAGGTTTTGGAATCCTCTTCGGACAAAAGTCCGCTGTCATTACGCTTGGAATCAAGGAAATT